GGTAGCGGTAGCGTCGGCAGCGGATATGCGGGCGGTGGTTTTGGTATCGCCTCGTCATGCAACAGGCGATCGAGGAACTCACGCTCGGCGGTGAGTGCTCTGGACTCCTGCGCATCGCGTCGCTCGACCAGTCCCCGCATGTGGCGAAGGAATGCGGCTTTGTCGAAGCCTGTCGGCGGCGGCAACGCCCGTGCACGTAGCGGTGGGTCGACTCGTAGCGGCACCCTGGCTGCCGCTGTGCGCATACGCTGGATCGAACGCTCTATGATTTGCGCCGTGCGCGCCGGGCTTATTCCCTCACGCTGGCCAGCTTCACGCAGCGTCTCGTCGTGTCGAAAGTATCGGCAAAGGATGCGCCGCTCGCGAGGGGTTAGTGCGGCAGTGAGTTCCCTGACTGAGATCCGGTCAACGAGGTGCGTTTCATAGTCATTGCCACTCAACGCACCGCCCGCGATTCAGCCAGCGCCACTGCGCTGGAGAACAATTGCTCGACACGCTTGCGGCTGCCGTTGTCGTTGTATTGCACAATCAAGCCCAGCCGCGGCTCCCCTGCGCGCGAGCCTCGCTCCCGCACCTTCTCTGGCAGCACGGGATACACATAATCGAGCGCTAGCCGCACTGCCTCGTCGCGGTTCCATTCGGTGGCGACGAGCAGCCAGCCGAGCGCGCAATGGCGGTCAGCGTTCTCTATGCCGATGGTGCCTACGGCCCAACGCTGGCGCACACCGTCGAGTGCAATCCGCAGCTTGGCCATATCGGACAGCAAACCCTCGGGCAATCCGTCAAACGGCATCTAGGCTATCCTCCAATTAGCCACCTCGGACTGCCGGGCACGCTGGAACGCCCGGTCCCAGCTATCGACGAGCGGCGGCTTCGGCTTCTCGGGCTGCATCTCGCGCCAGGCGAGCGCCATATAGCGGAACGCATCGGCGCCATGGCTCGACCAATCATGCCTCGGCCGGTCGTGGAACGTCTTGGCCTTCTCATCGAAGTCGGCACGGTAGGCGCGCAACGCCTCAAGCCCGTCGTAGCATTTGGTGCCGTCAAACCACGCTTTGCCGATGGTCACGCGGGCAGCGTTGATGCCGTCCATGACGTTCTGCTTCGGCAGAATGCGTGGGATGCGGTTGGTGAGACTATGCAGCGTTTCCCAGAGTGATCGGCCGGTGCCAAGCTGCCGCGCCTCGCCATCGTGCGGCAGATAGTCCGTGCCGTAGGTGTAGCCGCGTGACGACAGCACGGACGCATAGTGCGGCAACCCGTGGCCTGCCGCTTCGTAGTAGTCGATGACGCGAATCTCGGCGAGAGCCACCTGGAAAAACCAGATGGCCGTGCTGTCACCGATACCGAGATCCCAGGCTGTGTGAACTGGCAGGATTGGATCGTATGGCACATCGCCGATGCGACCGGATGCCTCAGCCTCGGCGATTTCGCGTCCGTAGTAGGCGCCGAGGATAGCGGCATCGAACGAGCATTCGAGTTCCTGGTCGTATTGCTCCGGCGTGAGTGTGCCGCGCATGTCGTCAAGCTCGGCCTGGCTGAGTAGTCCGGTGTGGCTGGCGCGCAGCACGAGCGAGAACCATTCCGGTGTCTGCTCGGCGTGATGATGCACGCGCCAGAAGTCATTCCGTCCCCGTGGTGTGCCGATGAACACGGCCCAGCCGGCACGATCGGCGAGTGCGGGGCGCAGCACTTCGGGCCATGCGCGTGGGTTGATATCGGCGTATTCATCGAGCACGAGGCCGTCGATGTAGGTGCCACGCAGCCGGTCGTAATTCTCGACGCCGTAGAGGCGAACCCGCGCGCCGTTGGGGAATATGACCATGAGGTCCGATTCGCGCTGCTCGACGCCTGGAATGTCAGCGGTGAAGCGCTTGAGGTATTGCCAGCATGTGTCTTTCGATTGTGTATACGTCGGCGACATATACGCGAAGCGACCTTGGGGTTTCTTACAGCGGAGTGCAGCGTCGATGAGGTCCATGACGCACGCAACCGTTTTGCCACAGCGACGATGTGCGACGATACAGGCCCAGCGCTGCTTGCGCGCATGGAACGGCTCGAACTGCGGACGAGCGTGGTAGCCGAGATCTATCTGCTTGGTGGGGCGGCGAGCCATCAGTCGGCAGCTTCGTCCAATTCCTCGGGATCGTGCTCGATGGTACGGCGAACGCCGGTCACAATCATTTCCAGCGGCTTGCCAGGCGCACCCGCGATCTCCTGGCGGTCGGTCTGGCCGAGGTAGTTCTTGCCGAGCCAGATCAGCATCGAGGTGTTGCCCTGCGCGGCCTGCTGCCATTGGTAGCGGCGTAGTGTAGCGCAGCCCTTGCCGCGGGCTTCCTCGATGGCGGTGGCTAGCGGCTCGTCGCGCTCGAGGCGCGCATGCAGGCCGCTGGTGGACATGCCGACGAGGGCGGCGATCTCGGTGATGGTGCAGCCGATGGACGCGGCGCGGGTGACGACATCCATGTCGAGCTTGAATGGATGCTTACCGCCTTCGCCCTTGGGTGGGCCGCGCTTGCCCTTACCCATTAGGCGGCCACAGGAGCGCGCTGTGCGGCGGTCTCGGCGAACGTAGCGCCTGTGGTGACGTGCGTCGCCTGCTGGTCTGTGAACGCCTGCCAGCGCAGCACGGCTACGTCCACGTAGGCGGGGCTGATCTCGATGGCGTGGCAGGCGCGGCCGGTCATCTCGGCGGCGATGATGGTGGTGCCGGAGCCGACGAACGGGTCGTAGACGGCCTGGCCGGCGCTGGAGTTGTTCTCGATCGGACGGCGCATGCACTCGACGGGCTTTTGGGCGGAATGACCCGTCTCAGACTTGCGGGCCATATCTATATCCCACACCGTTGACTGCGTGCGATCGCCATTCCAGTGCCCGACTGCGCCATGGCGAACGACGTACCAGCAGGGTTCGTGTTGCCACTGATAATGCGCGCGACCGACAACGATGCGACCCTTGTTCCAAATGATAGCCTGTCGCAGATCAAAGCCGCTCTCAGTCAGCGATGTCGCAACCTCGGCGGCGCGCAAATGAGCGTGCCAGATATAGCCAACATCGCCAGGAAACAACGTCCACGCCATGCCCCAATCAGCAGACGTGTCGTTCGTTACGCGACCTTTTGCGGTATCCTTCCGGTTACCCATAGACGGCGCCATCTTTGCGCGTTCGTCGCGCCACGCTGGATCGTAATCCACCCCATACGGCGGGTCGGTGACCATCAGGTGCGGCTTCACGCCGGCCAGCGCTAGCGACACGTCCACCTCGCTCGTGGCATCGCCGCAACACAGTCGGTGCCGCCCGAGCAGCCACACATCGCCCAGCACGGACACCGGCTCGGCCGGGGTTTCGGGAACGTCGTCTGGATCGGTCAGGCCCTCGGTGCGATCGGCGAGGATCCCGGCCAGTTCGTCGTCGCTGAACCCGATCAGGCCGATATCGAAGCCCGCCGCCCCAAGCTCACCGAGTTCGAGCGCGAGGAGTTCCGCGTCCCAGCCGGCGTTCAGCGCCAGTTGGTTGTCGGCGATGACCAGCGCGCGCTTTTGGTCGGCGGTGAGGCCGGTGAGCGTGATCGTCGGCACTTGGGCCATGCCGAGCTTGCGCGCGGCTTCGAGGCGGCCGTGGCCGGCGATGATGACGCCAGCCTCATCGACAAGCAGCGGATTGGTCCATCCGAAAGCGGTAATGGAGCGGGCAATTTGCTCGACTTGCGCCGCAGAGTGGGTTCGCGGGTTGCGAGCAGCGCCAGTCATATCAGTGACTTGGCGGTAGTTTATCACAAGTTGGTTTGGAATATCCATTTGGTTTAACGTGTTGTTAGAAAGCAGCAGCTATTACCGCGCCATGAGACAATCAACACTTACCGAGACTTCGCGCATTGCGCCGAAGCACATGACGCCGACGAGTGTGCGCCCATCGCGTGTGCCGATCACCACAGCGTCGTGTCCCGTGAACGGCCCTGCGGCGAGCCTGCACGCGGTGCCTGGTGGCCATGACGCGCGATCGTCATCGACGCTGCGTCGCGCCGCCTGTGTGGCCTGCAGCGCTTCCACGACGCCGTGTGGCACGGGATGCGGG